TGCCGCTGACGGAGTTTTCGATCACGGTCCCGGTCTACGTTGCGGAACTCTATCTGAACCCGGCCGGCACGCTCGCGACCGGCACGCTGACTCTGATGGCGGCCCCTTCGGACGGCCAGCGGTTCTGCCTGGAGGACTCGCAGACGCAGACCGCGATCACGATCTCGGCCAACACCGGGCAGACGCTTACGTCCGGGACCTATGGCTTGGCGACGCCGACCGCGCTGGTCGCGAACACGCGCTATTGCTGGCGCTATTTCGGTTCGCAGGCGGCCTGGGTCCGCACGCTGTAATGCCCGCCGTCAGCGAAGCGCAGCGGCGGCTCATGTTCGCCGCCGCGGCAAAAAAGGGGGGCGCGGGCGGCGTCCCTCAAAGCGTCGGCAAAGAGTTCGCGAACGCCGACCCCGGCGGCAAGCTGCCGGAGAAGAAAAAGAGCAAGTCGCTCTACCGCGAGAAATCCTGATGGCGTCCCTCACGGTCGCCGACGCCGCATCAAGGGCTGGACCGATGAGCGAAGCCAAGAAGCCGCCGAAACGCTGGAAGCCAAAGACGGCGCAGGCCCCAGCCGCGTACGAGGCCGCACAGGGCGATGAGAGCGAAAGCCGCGACACTGGCGCGCTCTCGCGTCCTTTCAGTTCAGTGAAGGCCGCCGCTGGCCGTCACAATCTCTATCGGCAAAGGTGAAGATCATGGCACGAGGTTCACTCTACGGCGGCGGCGAGCGCGAAGAAAAGAAGCCCGAAAAGCGCGAGGAAAAGAAGCCTGAGAAAAAGGCCGAGGGCGGCGAAGGCGAAATCGGCGAAATGAAGTCGATGCACGAGCGCCACATCGAGGCGACCAAGCACATGCACGAGCGTCACCGCACGGAGCATCGCGACATGCACGGCAACCACAAGGCCGAGCGTGACCAGATGCACTCGCGGCACGTCAAGGAAATGCAGGACATGCAGGCCGCGCAGCAGGCCGAGATGGCCGGCCCGCAGGAAGGTGCGCCTCCCGAAGGCGGCGCTCCCGGCGGCGCTCCGCCTCCCCCCGGAGGCGCGCCTGGCGCTCCCGGCGGCGCACCGGGGATGTGACGATGGGCAAACTCGTCGATATGGAGATGGACGACGAACGGCAGTTGGATCATCCCATGCCGTTCGATCTGCCGGAGCGCGCCCGTTATCCCTATGGGCTGCGCATTTGCCTGTGCGACGAGGAGCTGACGAAACTCGGCCTCGACGCCGATTGCGACGAGGGCGACTACCTCGACATTCGCGCGTTCGCCACCGTGATCTCTGTCCACAAAGAGAACGGAGCGAACCGCGTCGAGTTGCAGCTCGAGAAGATGTCGGTCGAGAATGAGAGCCACGAATCCCCCGACGACGAAAACGAGGAATCATGACATGCCGCACTTCCAGAACCAGCACGAGGACCGCTCGCCCAAGGGCGTGTTCCTGACCGACGAGCAGTTCAACAAGCTGGTGGAGCTTCTGACGCCCGGTCACGACCTCGCGAAGCTCTATATCGCGCAGATCGCCGCCATGCCGGTTGAGCCCCCGCCCCCGCCGAGCGACGCCGGAACCGAGTAATCAACCTACCTGTTTGGAGACGGCCATGCGATTTCCGCGCCTTTGGGTGTTCTTAGTCGCCCTAGTCGCGGCGTCGCCTGCTCTTGCTCAGTCGTCTCTTTTGCAAGCAGGCCCTGTCACGCCCGGCCATCAGCCGATGTATTCCGGCTCCGGCTCTAGTCAGCCCCTTGTGCAGGACGGCGGCGGTTCCGGCGGCGGCGGTCTCAAGGCGAACCCCGGCGAGATTGGGATAACCTCGCGCAGTCCGACCAATACCTATCCTTCCGCTAATTCCGGCCACGGCCCCAACGGCGAACACGCCTGCCTGTATGACGCCCCTACCAACAATGCGACGGGCTACCACTATTTCTGTATGGACCCAAACGCGGCCGGCGGCGGCCTCATGTCCTATGGAAAGGGCGGCCTCGCGACGGCGCTCCCGTTTACGTTCATCCTCAACGGCGTCCCCTACAGCTTTCCGTTCACCGCCGGCTCCGGCGTGGTCGGGCCGAGCACAACTACGGTAGGCGACCTCGCTGTATGGAATAACACGAGTGGGACGCTTCTCGCGGACGGAGGCCCGCTCGTATTCTCGTCCATTCCCGGCAATCTTCCGTCCACGAAAATGCCCGCGCTGACCGGCGACGTCACGTCCACCGCAGGCACAGTGGCGACGACCATTGCGAGCGGCGCGGTCACGTCAGGCAAGATGGCCAGCGGCGCGGCGGCGGCGAACGTGGGGACGCTGACCGGAGACCTTGCTGGCTCAACTCTTCCGGCGACCACGATCTCGGCCGGCGCTGTGACGGGATCGAAGATTGCCGCCAACACAATTGGCGACGGCAATATCGCCGCCAATGCAATAGCCTACGACAGTCTGGCCCAATCCGCTGGAAACACAGTGGTCGGCAACGCCTCCGGCGTGACGGCGAACAAGGCCGACGTGTCGGTGCCCTCGTGCTCGTCATCTTCCCAGTTACTTCAATGGGTCACAAACGTTGGGTTTCAGTGCGCGAGCATCCCAAACGGCTTTATCACGCCCTGGGCGATCACCGGCGGACTTCCTTCGGGCATGTCGGGGACTAGCACCACCGCCGTCATGACGATCTCCGCTCTCTCGGCGGCGGACCAAAGCAACACCGTTTATATCGGCTGGACCCTCTCGAAGTCGTGGACCGTGACCAACGGCAACGCGATCAACGGCTCGGCCGATGGAACGACGCTGACGGCGTCGGCGACGTATCACATGTACGACTGCCACGGCACATCAGGCGACGGCTCCTACGCCTCGCGCACCGCGCCGGGAACGTTCCTGCCGGCTAACTGCCCATCCGGTTATCAGGCCTACACGCGTCGGATATTCAGCTTCACGACGAGCGGAGCGGGCGCGCCGAATCCATACACCGCCGACGAGGTGGCGGGCGGCTCGGTACAGGCGTGGCTCACGACGCCGGTCCTCGACATCAATGGGTTGACGCCGACGACGACGCGGACGCTGTATGCATTAAGCACGCCGACCGGCGTTAAGAACACCTGGACGGGGCGATTCACGCCGCCCGGAGCGGCGTCGGGGGCGTGTAATCTAGTCTCCCCCGACGAACCGGACCTCGCGCCGTCGCCGACGACCAACGCGGGCGCCGACGTGTCGGCGGGCAGCGTAGAGCTAGCATTTCACATGCCGCTCACCGACGCATCCGCGCATCTCGGCGTCCGATGTGCGACTGCCGGATCGAGCATGAACTTGTCGACGGCGGGTTGGGTCGATTTCCGACGTAGCTGAGGTCAATTGCATTTGGGGATAGCGTGCCCAAGCCAAAGATAGCGGACGCCGCGGCGTTCATCTGACGACCGTTATCCGCGCCTATGGTGGTCACAATGGGAATCACTTCAAACGACGTAGCAAACCAGTCGCTTGCCTTGATTGGCGACAATTTGCCGCCCGTTTTAGGCCAGGCTCCGACGTTCGACTCGTCCGCCGCCGGGCAAGCTCTCTCACGCCTCTACCTGCCATGCTACCAGACCGTCGCCAAGCAGCACGGCTGGGATTTCGCGCGCAGTGTGTTCACGCTGGCGCTGACCGGCAACCCCCCGCCGTTGGGTTGGGCCTACGAATATGTCTATCCGGCCGCCGCCATCGAAGTGATGCAGGTGCAACCGCCCGCGCTCGCCGATCCGAATAACCCGCTGCCGCAGAATTGGTCTATCGGCAACACGACGGTCGCAAGCGTGCAGACCAAGGTGATCTGGTCGAGCCTCGCAGGAGCGCAGGCCATCGTGAACAACGCGCCGAGTGAGGCGACTTGGGATGTTGGGTTCCGGGAGGCGATGGTGCGCCTGCTGGCGTCCGAGGTCGCGATGGCGCTCTACGGGCGCCCTGACACGGCGGAATCTTACTTGAACTCCGGCGGCGCGTTTGAGACAATCGCCGAAGGTAGGATGGGATAATGCCTTCGTCGATTCAGACGCCTGCTGATCTCGTGAACATGAGCCTCGCGCGCATCGGCTATAAAATGCCGATTGGCTCGCTCTATGACGGGTCAGAGGCCGCGCGGGTTAGTTTGCGCATTTACGCGCAGACCCGCGACGAACTCCTCCGCCAAGACGATTTCGATTTCGCCGAGCGATCGATCTCCATGACGCTGCTAAAACAAGCCCCGGACGGCGGCTATATCCCGCCCGCCGTGTGGTCGAACGCCTATCCCGCGCTGCCCTATCTGTTCGAATACGCCTATCCTGCGGATTGTCTCAAAGTGCGCGCGATTAAGCCGCAAGCGATCTTTGTCATGGACTTTGATCCGCAGCCGGTCGTTTACACCACGGCGAACGACAATACCTACAATCCTGTGCAGCAGGTAATCCTGTGCAATGTGCCGAACGCGATTATGGTCTATACGGCGCAAGTGACCGATCTGACGGCATGGGATGTCGACACCGTGGAATCGTTCGCGGCGGCGCTAGGGCGGCGGCTCGCGCCGGTGCTGGTGGGTCTCAAGGCGCTGCAACCGCTCGCCGCCGACGAGCAAGCCGCCTTCGGCGTCGCAGAGAAAGAGCAGGGGTAAGCCATGAACTTGCCCGCTGATGTAGCGAACCAGGCCCTTGACGCGATAGGTCTGGATTTCACAATAGGCGACTTGCAAGAAGGAACGAAGCCCGCGCAGGTGCTTTTGCGCGCCTACAGCCAATGCCTTCGTCAGTTGCTTCGCGCTGTACATTGGAATTTTGCTCGCAAGCAAACCCCACTCCTGCTTCTCGCCGACGCCTCCGGTCAGACGCCGGACACGCCCACGCAGGTCATAGCGCCGTGGACCTACGAATACGCCTATCCGAACGACTGCATGAAGGCGCGGTTCGTGCCGTGGTCGCCGACGGGCGGCAATAGCGTGGTCCCGCCCGGCAATATTACGCCGTCGAACCCAACATCTCCGCTTGTCGGCGGCCTCGGTAGCCCGGTCCCCGGCGCGCAGCTTCGTCCCGCGCGCTGGCTCGAAGCCACTGATACGAATTATCCCGCGCAGGCTGGCGCGCTGACGTGGGAAGTGCAGGGCGTGTCGCCGCAAGGCCGCAGCGTAATCCTGACGAACGTGCCGTGCGCATCTATCGTCTATACCGCGCTGATGAATTATCCCTCGAATTGGGATGCGCAGTTTCGCGCGGCGTTCGTCGCCTATCTCGCTTCGGAGATCGCCCTTCCGCTATGGTCGTGGAAGAACAATCCTAAGATGGGTATGGCGATGAGGCAGGACAACATGAAGATCGCGGCTGCGAAGATCATGGCGGCGCGCGTTACCGATGGAAATGAAGGGTGGCACAACAGCGATTTCGTTCCTGACTGGATGCGCTTTCGCAATGTCGGCGGCGGCTACATGGGCGGTTACAGTCAAGCTATCGGCGCGCTCGGCGACGGCGGCTATGGGATGCTCTACAGCGGCTGCGATGCGTGCTGTGGGGTAGGGAACACGAGTGCTTACTGATGGCTGTCGCAATAAGTAAAAACGCATTCACGACAGGAGAAATATCCCCGGCCATGATGGGCCGGCAGGACGTGGATCGCTATCACTCGGCGCTCTCGACGTGCCGCAATTTCTTTGTGTCTTACGTCGGCGGCATCAGCAGCCGCGCTGGAACGGCGTTCGTTGGATACTCGAAGCAGACGGGCCGCGGCTATCCGCCACGACTGATTGAGTTTCAGTTCTCGAATAATCAAGGCCTCGGGCTGGAATTTGGCAACTTTTACATGCGGGCCGTTTCGAATGGGGCCTTCGTTACCGAAGTCCCTGTTGGCAT